CGCAAGGCGTTTCGGGAAGGGAATTGGGACGTATTCAAGGGGCAATTTTTTACCGAATGGAATAGAACATCCCATGTGATCCCTTCTTATGAACATGACGAGTTGGACGAGTTTTACGGCAGCGCGGATTGGGGATTCGAGCCGGACGCTTTCTCTTACCACCTTCACGCTATCAGAAAAATCGTTATGGTTGAAAAGACCTTTTATCGCAGTTTTACATTCGCTGAATTATACGGCACGAATAAATATCCCGATCAATGGGCGAAAGAGATCCAGTCCCTTGAATCAAACATGAAGATCAAAGTTAAGGTCCGGTATATCGATCCGTCTTGCCGCAATCGAACGCCGATAAGGAAAGAAAGTGAAGGCCAGGGGACAAGCATTATCAAGGAATTTCACGATCACGGAGTTACCTTCGTTCCGGCCAACAACGACCGGAAGAATGGTTATCAGGCAATGCGGAATTGGTTTAGGATCGCTCCCGATGGTTTGCCTTATCACCAGATCATCAGTAATTGCGCGAAAGCTATCTCACAAATCCCGGCGGCTATCTTCGATGAGCATAACTCATTTATTGCCAAAGAGGGCGGAGAGGATCACGCCCTGGCTGATCTGCGCTATTACCTGGTCAGTATGCCGAGTAATTACAAGAAAGCGGAAGCGCCAGAACCGACGGATAAGATGGAGGCGCGCAAGAATAAACTGATCGCCTCAATAGGCAAAAAAAACGAGGATGGTGAAGCATGATCGATGGTGCGGTTGTATTACTGCTGATCGCTTTTATCGTTTACCGGGAATGGACCTATCGCCTGGACGTAGAAAAACTGATGAATCGCATAATGGCGCGCAACTTCCCGGAATATCTGGCCGGAGATAACAAGAAGCCGGCGGCGATCCCGATCTCGATGTCCGATCGGGAAGAATACGAGGCGGAGTGTAAACGGGCTGGCACGGTGCCGGAAAAGGAAGAAGCATAAATGGCAATTATCGAAAAAATGGTTGAATCAGTTCAGTCATTGTTTGGCAAAAGTGGCGACGATAAACTCGGAAAATCCGTTACAGAGATGAAGGACGAGGACTTCTTAAAAGAGATCGATGAAGTTTATGGCATGGCGGCAGGCAAGTATGTTTACGAGCGGCAATGGTATCTCAATTTAGCGTTTCTTCTCGGTCAGCAATGGGTGAGATGGTCAACCAAGTTAAAGAAGTTATACGAGCCGAAAGTGCCGGAGTGGAGAGTGCGCCATGTAACGAACGATATTATGCCGGCCTTCCGAAAGAAGATGGCCAAGCTCAATAAGAACCGGCCAACGCTCTTTATTTCATCCGGGGAAGAAGGGCCAGGGGGAGAATCGGCGGCCCGGGAAGCAAATAAGTTGGTTGAATACTGGTGGTCCAGTCCGGTGATCCAAATGGAGAACGAGCTGAACGAATGGAAGGAATATTCCCTCTCTTGCGGCACCGGCTTTATGAAGCCTTATTTTGATCCCACGATTGGAACCGCCAGGAGCAAGACCAACGAGGCAGGCGAGGAAATTAACTGGCGCGATGGAGAGGTTCAACTTGAGGCTTGCAGTCCGTTTGAGATCGTATTCGATCCGCCGGACGCGCGCAAGTGGAAGGATCTGCGCCGGATCATGCACTACAAGATCAGAACCCTGGAATATATCCAGGCGCGTTATCCTGAAAAGGGAAAAGAAGTGGTGGGCGAGAAAGAAACGTCAATGGCGTCAAGTTTTTGGCAAAAGATTCAAGGCATGGTTGGCGGTGGTGATGAAGGTGGCCAGGCAACTCAAGAAAAATCGGAGAAATGTGCCATTGTTAAAGAGCTTTGGATCTGGCCTTGCGAGCGTTATCCCAAAGGCCAAAAGATCGTTTCGGCAAATAAGATATTGCTTGAGAAAGGCGATCTGCCTTACGTTTGGTTGGGAACGGACGAGCCGTTTGTCGGCATAGTGCCGCTTTATGATATTAAAGTGCCGGGTAGGGTTTGGGGAAGGTCGAATATCGAAGATGAGATCCCAATCCAGAAAGCAAAGAATGAACTTATCTCCCACGTCCGGGAAAGTGAGCGGCTATGTTCCAAACCCAAATTCCTCAAACCGGCCGGATCAGGCATTGACAACATAACTTCTGAACCAGGGGAGAATGTCGAATGGGATCCCACCACTACACAAGGCCATAAACCCGAATGGTTGGTCCCGCCGTCGATCCCGAACTATGTTATCAACGGCCTGGGCGAGATATATCAGCGTGATTTTATGAACATTACCAGCCAGCATGAAATCTCACGCGGTAGTGTGCCGCCGGGTGTATCTTCCGGCATCGCTATCAATTACTTGCAGGAGCAAGATGATACTACGATCGGCGATGTAGTTCGGCAATATGAGAGAGCGCTGGAAACGGTAGGGAACATGATGCTTTCGATCGCCGCGCAGAATTATATCGAGGACAGGAAATTGCAGATCGTAGGCAAAAAGGGCGAAGTCGGCGAATTTGAATATAAGACGGAAAAGAAAGATAACGCCGGCAATATTATTCAGAAGGGAACGATCGAGAAAGGCTCCCGGGTGGTAGTTGAAGCCGGATCCTCAATGCCGCGAACGCAATCAGCAAAGCAAGCGTTTATCTTGGATCTCTACAAGATGGGCGTATTAGGACCGAAGAATGACCCCAACACCAATAGACGCACTCTCAAGATGCTGGAAATGGGAAATATCAACGAGATGTTTGAAGAAGAAGCGGCCGATCGATCCCAGGCGGAAGTGGAAAACGAAGGCATGAAGAACGGCGTTTCCCAGCAAGTCTATCCTTATCAAGATCACGTAGTTCACTTAAAAACCCATGAATTGGCCATGAAAGCGCCTGAATATCTGCAATATCCAAATGAAGTAAAGACTTTGTTTGATCAACACCGGGCGGCGCATCAAAACTTTGTCGTGCCGCCGGAACAGCCGCAAGGCGGCCCGGCTGGTCCCGGTGGGCCAGGCGGACCAAAGCCAGCGCCTATGTCGGGAGGAGTGCAATGAAAAAGACAATGGTGCGTTGCATAAATTGTGGTCAGGTATATGACTATCCACTTAACAAAGATTGTCCGCTTTGCCATTACACGATCGCGGATCGGGTGCTGGTAACGATCCCAACGGTTGAGAATAAGGTCATCGTGGATTTTAACGCGGTTATGTATAACTTCCCGAAGGTATTCGGGATTCCGATAACCGGGAAGAATTAAGGGAGGATAAAAATGGGGAAAATGAATGATGTTGGAGAATCAAATAAGGTTGTGGCAGCGGGAGAAGAACTAAAAAATAATAAGCATTATCCGACGCTATTTCTTTCAACAAAGCAACTGCCGGAGTTGAAGGGAAAGAATCCGGGAGATAAGGGCGTTCTTCAAGTGGAGTATAAGGTCAAGGGATATGCGTTGCGAAGCATCGAAGGCCAGAAAGGCGAAGAAGCGCAATATGACATTGAGATCCTCAAGATCGGCGTTTCAAACAAGGCGGTCCAGGATGAGGGACAGAATGAGGATGAAACCGAGAATATCAAAAAGGACGTAAAGGAACGGCTAAAGGCGGGAAGGAGTTATTAGATGCCGTTTAGGAGTGAATCGCAACGGCGATTTATGTGGGCCAAGCACCCGGAGATAGCGAAAAGATGGGCGGAAGAAATGGAGAAGGATAAGGCCAAAAAAGAGGCCATAAGCCGAAAGTTAAAAGGGGGAAAGTAAAAATGCCAATGCCAATGATGCCAGGTAAGAATCCGCAGACAGAAGCGATAAATAGGACCTTAAACGCGCAAGGGGGCGCTCCAGTAGGTAAACCACCCATTCCAGGCCAAGAGCCTCAAGGTAGGCCAATGGGCGCAAATCCAGGGCAACCGGGCGGTCAACAGTCCCCGATTGAAACCGCCATGAAGATCCTGGAATTGGTGGCACAGAGATTAGGGCAGATGAACCCACAGGCAGCGCAAAAATTGACTGCTGCTATCGAAAGTCTTAAATCGGTAATAGAGGAGGTGAAGAAAGAGTTGTCCGCGAATGGTGGAAAACCGCCAGTCGCAGGGCAGCCGGCAGGCGCAACACCGCCCGCCGCAGTTCCCGGTCCTAATCAGCCAGGTGGCAGGCCAATGCCATCGCAACCAATGCCTCCACAGTAGGCAAGTTGTAAGCGGTAAACCCGCAGAAAAAGGAGTAATAAAATGCCAGATCCAGTCGAAGCAACCAATACGATCACGCCAGGGCAGGAAGCCGCGCCAGAGGCGGCCAATGCTGCACCCGAAGTCGGATTGCAAGTTACACCAAAAGCGGATGAAACAACCCCAGAGCTGATGTATGAGATAAATTACAAAGGCCAGGCGGAGAAACTTCCGGTAAGCAAACTGATCGATTACGCTCAACAGGGGCGTGATTACTCCGAGAAGATGGGACGCCTCAATGCAGAAATTGAGGCGCGCGCCAAAGAGTTGACAGATGCCGCCATCGAACGCTTCTACAATCAGCAAACTCCAGCCAATCCGCCGGCGCCGGATCCAAACGCAACGCCGGAAGAATTGGACGAGTTTACCAAGCTTCAAAAAGATGTCGAATCGCTGAAACGGGAAAAGTTGGAATCAGCGGAAAAGGCAGAATTTGAAAAAGCGGTAGAAAAAGAGAGGGTGTCGCTGAATGATCAACTCGTGAAAGCCAAAGATAAATTCCCCTTGATGAACGAGCGGAATGTCTTGGCGGTTTTGCGCTCGAATCCCCAGGCTAACATCATGGATCTCGCCCGCTATGAACATGACATGGAAAAAGAGCGGCGGGACGCATGGGAGAAAAACTTCCTTGAGGAAGCCAAGAAGCGGGGGAAACGAGGAGCGGAAGGCGCGGGCGGAACAGTCCCGGCTATTACCGAAAAGAAGCTGGTCCTGGGGAAAAATACCCAGGAAGCAGCGATGGAAATGTTATCTCGACAATATTAAAAAGGAGCTGAATATAAATGGCACAGAATATGAGCAATTTTGATGCTGTTCTGAAAGAGGTCTACGTCGGACCGATTCGAGAACAGTTATCCCAGGAGAAGATCCTGCTGGAAAAAGTCCAGAGAAATTCTAAAGACATGGAAGGTAAGTATGGGGTTATTCCTCTACACACCGCCAGGAATACCGGCGTCGGCGCCCGCGCTGATACCGGGACCCTGCCGACTGCCGGCCAGCAAGGTTACGCCGTTTCCAAGTGGCACATGAAATATAATTATGGCCGCTTCAAAGTAACCGGGCCGACGATCAAAGCCTCCAAGAGCGACAAGGGTGCGTTTGCCAAAGCGATCGACGCGAACATTAAAGGATTGACGATGGACGTTAAAAAGAACGTCAACCGCCAGTTGTTCGGCGATTCGTCCGGCGCAGTCGCGGTCCTGACCAGTTCGACCGTTACCACACCTCTCACCGTTCAGGGACTTTATTGGGATGCCAATAAATACCTGCCGGACAACCAGGAGATCCAGACTATCACGGTTGCGGATTATGCCACCTTACGTCCGGCGGATGGAGCTACGGCTTGCGCGGTCAACGGAACAGCTTCAAAGACTTCCGTTCCGTTTGACGGCAGCGTGTTTACCAGCGCGATTGCTAACGATCTGCTGGGCCTCTATGGATCTACCTATGCAGTTTCCGGGACCGATAACGATTCCAGCTCGAAGGAATTAAACGGCCTTCGCCTGATCGTTGATGATGGAAACTGCCCGGAAGATGCCGACTGGTGGAACCAGGATGGCACTCCCTCTGGCACCTACACTCTGGGAGGGGTAGATTTCAATACCTATCCGTCGTGGAAAGCGGTTGTTAAGGAAAGCGATACGCCCAGGACTTCCGGGGCCACTCTCCCGACCCGCAGAGAGCTTGAAGAAACCCTGATGGACGAAGTGGTTGACGGTGTTGCGGATAATGGGGGCAATGTTGATCTAATCATCACAACCCGCGACATTCGCAGACAGTATGTCAATCTGCTCCGGGGCGATAAACGGTTTGTGAATACCACAAAGCTCTCCGGTGGTTATACCGCCATTGATTTTAACGGTATTCCGATCGTTACCGATTCTGACTGCACCCGCGACGATATGTATTTCCTTACAATGTCGTCTTTGGTGCTATTCCAGGAATCCGATTGGGACTGGATGGACGAGGACGGCGCGATCCTTTCTCGGATCACCGGCGAGGACGCCTATGAAGCCATTCTCTACTGGTATGCACAACTCGGTTGTTATGCCCGTAACCAGAATGGACGGCTGACCGATATCGAAGCCGGCCAAGCGAGCTAATTTGATCGGGAGCCAGGCGCCCGGCGGTAACAACCGCAAATAGACCGGGAGGTTTGACGGCGTTTCTCTACAAGAAACCGTTAATAAAATAGTATCTTTTTTAGGAGAGTGAAATGCCGAGTAAAGAGGTATACCAGAAAAAGCCGGATTATTGGCGAGAATATAATGCTCGTTATCGTAAAGAGCATCCCGCCCTTCAAATAAGAGCGCGTCAATATGTGGCAAAATGGTATCAGGAACATAAAGAGGAAAGGAAGGAATATCTCAAGGAATATTCAAAGGGATATCGCGCAAAACACACAAAAGGCGAACGAAAAGGTAGGGGCAATGTTTGTGAGGTTTGTGGCGAAACAACTCCTTGCTTATTAAATGTTCATCACATTATTCCTCGTTCAATAGGTGGAGATGACACTATGGAGAACAAAATTACCGTTTGTGTTAATTGCCATCGAATGATTCACCGAGGCAAAATACTCTTACTAAAAAAGGGCAAACTAAAAAAAGGAGTAGTAAAATGATTAAGAATAGGAATATTGCGAATGACGCGGCTATCGAGTTGAGCAAGATCGCGGGCGGAGCAACCGGAGAGGTATTCTATGTTTGTCCAGTATCTAATACGGCCGTCCATGACTGGCTGGCAAACCGGGTTCCTTCCGGGCATCTTTT